TCCGCGCTGGCCAGCGGGGTCGGTAAAGTGGCCGACACCGGAATGACCTACTCCATGTATAAAGCAAAATCCTAATGCCCGCCATCCGACTCGCCGACATCCCAAACGCCGGACCGCAAGCCCTCGGCCCATCGACCGGCATCCTCGCCCCGCAAGCCGCGCAGCTTGGCCGAGCCGCGATGATCGACCCCAGCGGAATGCGGAACGCCGCGCAGTCGATGCTCACGCAGACTCTGGAACTCGACGCCTTCTCGCAGGAAGCCCGCGCCATGGCCAAATTCGCCGGGGCCATCGACGGCATCGGCGATGTCGCCATGAAGTGGGGCGAGAAATTCGCCGAGGCCAAGGACTCTGCGGACATCTCCCGGGCCGAAACAATCTTGGAGTCTGCTTTTCAAAAACAGCAAACCGAGCAACTCGGCAAGCCGGTCGAAGAGTGGGGCAACCTGTGGGATCAAAACCAAGAGCAAGCCAAACGGGCGCTTGCCGAAATCAAATTTAGCAACAATGCCTCTGAAAAGATCGCTCCCTATTTTGATCGGTGGTCTACCCTTTCTTCGCTCAAGATCGACAACCTCGCCAAGAAAGAACAGATCAAAGGATTCCGGGCGGATATGGAGGCTAATGCCTTGGCAAAAATCGCAAACGAGGACTACGAGGGAGCATTTGCCGTCATGGATGAGTCGGTCAAAAAAGGCATCCATAGCCCCGAGGATTCCACTCTTTGGAAATCCCGGTTGCTGGACGATGTGCAGCGCAAGGCCAAGGTCCAGCGCGAGGCGGTCGTAGAGCAAGACATCATCCTCGATCCCATCGGTTCCGAAAAAGAAGCGCAGGAAGCGGTAAAAAACGGCAAGTCCTCGAAATACTCATGGATGGAAAAATCCGATGCCGTGCGATTCTTTGAAAAATCACGCAACGAGGCGACCCGCTACCGCAATCAATTTGATGACGACACGGTGGACTTGATTATTAAAGGCCAACTTTCCACCCCCGAGGAAGTCCGCGAACACGCGAAGGATGTCCTGCCAGAAAACAAAATCCAATCCCTGCTCGGCATCTTCGCGAAGACCCCGGCGCAGATTGAGCAAGGGTTGAAAATGCGACCGATGGCATTTGCTTTGGCGGATGCTTACGACCCAGCGGGCGACACAGACCGGCGTGAGTATTTGCAAATCCGCGACACGATCCTCCAACTTCCCGAGGGCGAGCGGGAAGAACCCTTGTCGATCCTACGCAAGCGGGCAAACGAATCCGGGGAAACCACGCCGGTCAAAGAAGCAGTCGCGCAAGCCAAGCAAATGTTTGACCAAGGGCAATTCGGCACATTTCAAAAAGGCACAAGCGCACTCCCTGCATCGCAAGAGGAAGTCGATAAATACATCGAGGCCGGGAAGAAATTTGCAGGCGTGAAAACCGCGCTGGAGGCATGGGCAAAAAACAACCCAAAGGATGCCGCCGACCAAAACAAGGTCTACGAGCATTTCAATGCGTTGATTTCCTACGACCGTAAAATGCAAAAATACCAGAATGAGAAAACTCGTTGGCGTTGGCCTTGGGAACCCCCGGCTCCGACCGTCGAACCTCCCGCTCCGGTGACCCCGGCTGATGTCCGGCAACTTAAAAAGTCCAAAGAAAAAACCTCCAAGGGAAATCTCATGGAGGAAATCCAAAAGATCGATTTTGAAACTCCGCTACCGGAGATGCCTTCTTAAATCATGTCTACATTCCGCACCGCCGTGATCGATGACGAGACGGCATCTCAATACTACAACGAACTCAACACGAATTCAGTCGAGGATGACGGCACAAAATTAAAAGCTCTGGAGGCATGGGCGGATGCCAAGGATGCCGAGCGTAACAAGCAAGAATGGGATCACCTCACCCGGGTTTACACCGATTTCGACAATTACATTTCGGACGAAGGATATTCCGATCTGGACGAGGAATCCCGCTACCAGATTGCCAATCGGCAGTTCATTGCCAACCAACTTGGAGAGACGGTCGAAGACCAAGGGATGATCTACCCGGCCAAGCGCGACATCTGGACACAACAGGCGTTTGGCAAATCCGGTCTCTCGGAAAAGGAAACCTTTGGCCTCATCCAGCAGGGAGTGCAGTCCCGAAATGAGGTGATGCAATCGGCCAACGAAATCCCCGGGGACATTGCCTTGGGATTATTTGACAGCATTGGCCAAGGCACGGCGGTCGAGGTGCCGAAACTTGTCAGCATCTGGAAAGAACGCAACGCCGAGAAACTCAAAAAATTGCCAGCGGGCTGGGAATCCGGGTTGCTCCAAGCCGCATCGGATTACGCCACCGAGACCGAAGGGATGCTTCGGAACTACTCCGAACCTCTCAAGCAAGTTTACGACCACCTCGCTGCGGTAACCGGGCGGGACACCAAGCGGGCTGGGGAGGACAATCCTAAATCCGTGCAGGAGATCGAAGCCCTCGCCGACACGCTGGCAACCATGCCGCCCGAGGTTCGCGACCGCGCCTATGCCGCCGTGGTTCTTGGAGCAAAGCAAGCTGGGCAGGAACCCAAGGAATTTTTGGAACAATGGGGAGAATCATGGAGTCGGACGCTCAATATGTTCCGATCCGGCTCGATGGTCATGCAGGAGGATGCCGCTTATTCAGAACTGCAACTTCTCAAGGAAGCACCAAAGGTCTGGAAAGATACCGACACCGGCAAGCTGACCGTCTACCCCGGGTTCGACCAATCCAACGCCAAAGAGATCACCCCCGAGGAACGCACCGAACTGACCGCCGAGGCGCAGAAGAAATTCGACCGGCTGCAAGTTTACCGGGAGCTTTTCAACATTGCCGACAATCAATTCGACCCGATCAAAAAAATCAACGAGGGAGGATTTGGCGGATTCATGGAGGCGATGGCATACGGGTCTCCGCAGGCGCTTGCTTACACCGGCATGGCGCTTGTCCCCGGAGTCGGTCCTTGGATGACAGGCGCGGCGATTTATTCCGAAGAATACAACAAACTGCGCCTTGATGGAGTCGATCCCGGAACTGCCCGGGCGATTGCCGCGCCAAGTGCGATCCTGCAATCCGGGCTAGAGCGTGTCGGTGCCAAGATGATTTTCGGCAAGCTCCCGGCGTTTGAAAAACTGATGTCCAAGATCGGCAACCCGGCGCGAGTCGGTCGTGCTGGCAGCGCAGGCATCCGATTTGGGACTGCTGTCGTGGGCGAGAACATCGTGGAGGGAACGCAGGACTTGGTCACTCCGGTCGTGCAAGATGTCGCTGATGCATTGGGCGCGGATGTGCCGGATGTGAATTGGCGGGAAACGCTCGGGCAATGGGGAACCTCCCGCCTCGATGTCCTTGCCGCAACGATCCCCGGCATCCTCATCGGAACCGGCGTTGCCACCATGGCCGATGGGAAGCGGTTCAACGATTTCAACGAGCGCCTCGATCTCTACCGGACATTCGGCATGGACGAAGCCGCGATCAAGCGGGTGGAGGACAACCAGACTCCGCAGGACCGGCAGGCGGCATTGCAAGCCGAATACAAAAAACTCACTCTCGACAACATCAAGGCGGGCATCTCCTACATGGAAACAAAGATTGATGAGGCCAAGTCCATGCAGGAAGACCCAACCCTGCCAACCATGACTCGCGAGCAAGGAGAAAACGGCAAGCCGGTCTTTGTTGTGCGCGACGAGAAAGGCACGGTTGCTTACCGCAGCGAGGACGAGCAGTCCGCCATGACCGCTCACCGGGAAATGCTTCGCACTCGGATCACCGGGGCGACCACCGGCATCGTGGAGTCCTTGCAATTCATAGACCGAGTCAACCAAGCGATTTCCCGTGGCGAGGACATTCAAAAACTGGTTCTCGATGACGCTCCGCGCAACCTGCTCGATGAATACGAGGCAAACCCTACGGAGCAAAACCTCGACAACCTTTTCCAAACCGTCCGCGCATTCGGCATGGACATCAACGAACCCTCCGAACTCGCGCAGTTCCCGGTTCTCGCCAGCAACCAAGGGGCGCTTGCAGAGGGCATCTACCGGTCAGTCATCCGCATCCAAGATGGGGCGACCGGCATTGAGGTCATGCGAGACTTCTCGCAGGACAACCTCAAGCGGGCGCTTGCCGAGGGGCGAGTGTCCATGGATTGGGTGCGCGAGCAACTCAACCAAGTCATCCCGCTCATCGAAAGCGAGCGAACCGAGCGCAAGCTCCGCACCGAGACCGACACCGATGTCATCGAATCATTCTCCGATGTCGCGGTCGCTTACATGAACGGGAAAATCCGTGACGAGCAAATCCCCGGAGGACTCCGTGGGTTCTTGCGCCGGATAGCCGTTGTGGTGAAAGACATCTTCCGCCGAGCCTACCGCCTCAAGCGAGCAATCGCCGAAGGCAAGGTGGATTCCAACTTTGAATCCTTCCTTGCCGAATCCGTGGGACTCAACCAGCAGACGATGGTGGACACCACCCGGGAGCGGGTCGGCGGCGAATTGGCACAAGGCACCTTCAACTACTCAATCGGGTCCATGTCCGAGAGGATTGCTGCGACTGCGGTTATTGATAAAGACGGGCAGATTTTAAGCTCACCTCTTAAAACCCACGCCCAACTCATGGAAGAGAGCGCCTATGATTTGGATCGTGGCGAGTTTCCTCCGACTCAAAACTTTGGATTTGTCACAACAACAGGGCGATTCGTTTTGCAGCAAGAAGCACAACAACTCGCGCAACAGGCAAAACAGGTTCAAGGCAACCAACCTATTTCCGGCGAAATTGTTTCCGGGTTGGAGCGCGAAGGTCGCCTCAACCCAGAGGTCGATCCGTTGGATGGTTCGGTTTCCGAAATCAATAAGATTCTGCGCGAGGTCGGCGATCAAATGGATCGTGGTCTGACATTGCAAAACTACGCCACCCGCGATGATTTGCCAGAGTTCCAATCCAGCGCCGTGGATGACGCAGCCGATTTCGCCGACTACCTCACAAATGATTTGGCTTCGCAGTTTCCAAAAGAATTTGCAGACCGAATAAAATCAGCAGCAGGGAACATTCTCGCTCAACCTGTTTCGACTGATACTAACTACAGTATTGGGACACCGCAGTTCAAAGGATGGTTCGGAGAATCCAAGGTGGTCGATTCCGATGGAAAGCCGATGGTGGTTTTCCACGGCACACAAAGGGCGGATCGCGTAGGAGACCGTTTCCGTAAATCCCGCGCCACTTCCGGGCCGATGGCTTTTTTCACAAACGACCCGGCAATTGCCTCGTCCTACTCAACGAACAAACGAGACACCTCTGCGAAGATGCCATCGGACTATGCCGAGTGGTTCAAATACAAGGGCAAGGGGATGCGCTCGCCGGTCGCTATCGACCGCGCATGGTGGAACCTTTCTCCCGAGGAGCGGGCTGCGGTAAACGAACGCATCTACACGATTGGCTTTTCCGATTGGGATGCTGGCGAAGGCCCGATTGTTGCCAATTCGCAGAGCATCATGTCTCGCGAAAGCATCGACTACGAATTGCGCCAAGCCCGGGGGAACGGCCTCCGGGCCTTGGTTGAGATGTGGCTATCCAGCGGATCGCTTTTCAACCAAGAGGAAAGGTTTTTGGAAGTCCTGCAAGCGGCAGGCGTGAAAGGGGCCACGCTCGATGATCCCAACGCCGCACGCTCGGCAGTCTACCCGGTCTATCTTTCGATCAAAAACCCGCTTGATACGGCAAACATCCCGGGCGATGTCGTCTCGGCCTTGGAACAAGCAGGCAAGCGCAAGCGGGCCAAGCAATCCGCAGGAGGCAACCCGGACGCATGGGATAAAAACACCATCAGCGGGAACGATTGGATGGCCGCGCTGAAAGAGGACATGGCGAAAGGAACGACCCATGCGTGGACGCGCATCCCCGATTGGGTCACAGAAACTCTGTCGTCCCTCGGTTACGATGGCATCAAAGACACCGGAGGAAAACGCGGCGGAATGCAGCACCAAGTCTGGATTCCGTTCAACGAAACGCAGGTCAAATCGGCCACCGGCAATCGCGGCACATTCGATCCGACAAGCCCGAACATCAACTACAGCATCGGGAAAAAGAAATCAGTCGGAGGGATTCGCTTCGACGAGATTACAAAGGAAAATCCAAGGCATGATGGCAGCAGGGTAGGCACGGCATGGCAAGGAAAGGTCAAACCTACAACTCAAGACACCAATGACGGCATCGCCACGGTCAAGCCAGACGAGCTGGAGAAGCAGATGGCCATGCTCACGCAATTTGTCGATGGCGTGCCGCTGCCGAAATACATCACCAAATTCAAGGATGCCCAAAAACGGATGCGGGCCTTCCTTGATTTCCAAAAGGGAAACCTGTTGGCTCTCTACGATGCCTTCAATGCGCTGTCCGCTGATTTTGTGATCCGCTCCACGCATTGGTATGACGGCGCCCGGTTGCTGGCGGAGGGGGTCCGCGACAACTACCGCCTCACGATTGAGCAATCATCCGCCATCATCGCGGTCTTCAGCCCGATGAAGGATTGGTTCCAAAATGTGGCGATGGGCCAGCGGTTCGCCGATGTCATGGCGAACCACAAAAACAAGAAAATCACCAAGGCAAAGATGGGCGGGGCCATGCGGGAGATGCTGGATGCCGCCGAAGACGACAGGAAAATTCGCAAGGCTTTCAAGCAAATCGAAGGGCGATCCATTTCACAACTGCTGAAAGACAAGTCCAAGGAAGGAAGGACAATTGCCGCAGTTGCCGTCCGACTCATGTCCACCAATGTGCATGGATTGACCCATGATGTTTTGTCTCCCGAAGGGGAATCCCTTGGAATACGCAAAAACCTCGACGGCACGAACAAGAAATTGGTCTGGCAATCCTACACTTTCATCGAAAAAGCGATTTCCATTTACGAGGACGGAAGCGCCAAGAACATTTCCAAGGTGCTGGGAACCGAACACAAGATTCGGAACTTCTACAACAACATAGTCGCGCCCACCTCGCCATTTGGAGATGCCACCGTGGATACCCATGCCGTCAATGCTGCCGTGCTGTATCCGATGGGAAATAAGGGTTACTTGGTCGGTCTTAATTTTGGAAACGCTGGCGTGGCGGGCGGTGGTAACTCTGGAATCTATTGGCTTTTCCACGAAGCCCTGCGCGAAGCGGCCAAGGAGCGGGGAGTGATGCCTCGCCAAATGCAATCAATCACTTGGGAAGCGATCCGTGGATTGTTCACGGATATTCGCAAACGAGACAAAAACTTCGTTGCTGGAATTACTAAAATATGGGAAACTTCATCAAATGCTGACGCTGCAAGAACTCAAATCATTGGATTGGGAATCACTCCCCCCGAATGGGCCAGAGTGGGTAGCAGCAATTCGGGAGGCGAAGGAGGGATGCGAAGCTCTACTGGGCAAGTCGCTGACTCCGCAGGAAGTGTTCAATCTGGAATTCGACAAGGACGCCAAGGCGGAGATCGAAGAGCAGGAGTAAACTACTCCATCGCCAGCCAGTCCGAGATCGACCGAGTAAACGCCGCTCTCGGCGGCATGAACCGAGGCCCGGACGAGCGGCTTAAAGTCTACGAGCGGGCGCGGGCGAAGTTCCAAAGAGTGATGGAGCGCAACCGTGAGGCGCTGGAATCCCTCAACAAGGACACCGCGAAATTCCGCCGCACACAACTTCTGCAAGGTCTCGGAGAACTCGACGCGATCCTCTCGGTTTTCCCGCCGGATATCCGTGGTCGAGTGGGTGGATACACCAAGCTGGCAAACATTGCGCCGATGGATGTCTTCAAGGATGGCGAAAAGGTCAGCGAAGTCAGCGGCATGAACGGCGCTCTTATCTCCGCATGGATGCGCCAAGGCATGAGCATCGGGCAGGCCGGTCAGCAAACCGAACTCCCGCCCGGATACACGACCAAAGAAAACCTCGCCACGGCCCGCGCCGACAAAGCCCTCGCCGATTTTTTCAAGCAACGCATTGGCATGATCGACCGCGAAGTCGAAAAATCACTCCGCAAGGAATACGACGAGGCATTCCGAAAACTTCTCGACCGCACAAAGCCGAAGAAGGCCGCGCCCGGAGAAAAGCCAAAGGGCATCGGAGCCGACATCCAAGACCTGTTTGCAGTTGTTCGGGATGCCGTGGAAATGGATGCCGTTTCGGTCGCAGCACACATTGCAGGCTTGGATGCCAAGATCGCCAGCGGGGAACTCACCGCCGAAGAAGAGGCGCGGGCGCAAGTCGAGGCGGCACTCGTCGCATTGGTTGGCGATTGGCGCAATGCCGATGCGGATCGCCGCAAATCGGCGCTGGATGAGGCGACAAGGATTTGGGGGGGCGCTTATGCGGCACACGCACAAAAAGTGATCCAACTCCGCGAGCAACGCGAGGTCGCCCGGTTGGAGGCGATCCAAGCCACCGGCAAGGCCGGTCAACTTGCTGGTAGAAAATCCAAGGCGATTGCCGACTCGGGACTCAAAGGAAGCTGGAAGGACTACATTCTCAACCTGCTCAATTTTGACCAAGTGGCAGGCATCCTTTTCGGAGAAAATAGCGAGACCGCAAACACGCTCATCGACCGCCAGCGGGCTGCGGAAAATGCGAAAGAGGACGGGCAGCAAGCAAAGATGCAGGCGCTGGAGGATTACTTCACCAACCTCGCCGGGGGAAACCTACTTGCGGGCGAGCAACTCCGATACAACCTCGCGCAACCCAGCATGGAGGTGCAGGGCATCAAGTTGTCAGAACTGGAAGGTCTATCCGCCGTGATGATGTGGGAGCAAGAGGATGGGCGCAGGCACATGACCGGCGAACTCGATGAGACCGGCAAGCCCTCCGGGTCGTGGCACTACGATCAAGATTTTGTGGACGAGATCATCGCGAACCTATCTCCCGAGGCGCTGCAATTGCGGGATTGGTTGCTCAAGCAATACGCCGACGAATACGGCAACATCAACGCCGTCTATGCCGAACTCAACGGAGTCAACCTCCCGCAGATTCGCAACTACTCGCCGGTCACGGTTCAACCGATCTCCGCGCCAACCGGACAGGTTCTTGATCCGGTGAGCGGATCGGCCATGTCTGGTGCCAGCACATCCCCGGGGGCGCTACGCACTCGCGGAACCGCCATCGCGGAACCTCGCTTCGCCGATGTCCTGCAAACCTACATTTCGCACACACTCCAGATGGAGCATTGGAAAGCCTTTGCCCCGTTCATCGCCGAGGTCAATGGAGTCTTGCGGAATCGCGATGTGCAGAATTCGGTCGAGGAAAAAGGCGGGGCCGAGGCGCGGAAGATTCTCAACGCATGGCTCGATTACTTTGCCCAAGGCGGAACTCGCGATGCCGGGGCGCATCTGGCGCTCAACCAAGGCATCAGCAATGTGCTTGGCCGTGCTTCGCAGGTCGCCCTTATCGGTCGCGTGTCCACGCTTCTTGTTCAGTCCACGCAACTCGGGGCTGCACTCGCAGAGATGCCGCTCAAGGCATACCTCAAGCGCATGGGGAAACTACTCACCGGGCAACTCGGGTGGGACGCTGCGCTCAACTCGCCATACATCCAGCGCCGGATCGCGCAGATGCCGCCGGTCGTGCAGATGGCCATGCAGGGACTCAAGGGCGCGAAGCCCACCGCAATCCAGCAAGCAGGCAAGCGCCTTGGCAATCTGCTCTCCGGGGCGGACGGGTTATTCACCGCAGGCACCTACGCAATCACCTACGACTACCACCTCACCAAAGCGCAGGAACTCGGACTGACCGGCGCGGAAGCGGAATCCTATGCGCGGAACATCGCCGAGCGGGTCACCGACCGCATCGCGCAGCCGACACGCCCCGGAGCGCGGAGTCTTTACGAAAACACATCCACCAACCCGCTGGCCCGCGCCGGATGGGCATTTGCTTCCGAGGCGAGAAAAAACCTCGCGCTCGTCGCCTATTCCTTCGCCGAGCGGGATACCGCAACCAAGATTCGGACGCTCGCCTATGTGGTGGCGCTCAATTCCATTGCTTCGTCAATTCTTCGATCTATCTGGCGGGACATGCTCGATGACGAGGATGAGGAACTATTCGACGACAAATACTGGTCTCCAAAACGCATCGCCCTCGCGGTTGCGACCGAACCTCTCTACGGATTCCCTGTCCTCGGATCGACCGCGCAGAATGCCATCTATGCAGCATTCGGAGAGTATCAACCGGGCGGAACCATGTTCGATGTGGATCGAGCAATCAACCCTGTGAAGCGCATCCCCGAATACCTGTCCGGAGATTTTGAGATGCGCGATGTCATGCGAGACATAGACATGATCGTCTCTGCGATGGGTATTGCTCACCCAAATATCGCAGCCGCAGCCTCAATCACTCACCTTGCAAAAGACCTATTCAACCTCGGCGACTCTGCCGTCGATGCAGTCACCGAAGACTGATTTTTGACTACAGAGTTTTGACTGATACCATACCCGCGATTCCATGACCGACGACCTCCTGTCCCTTGCCAATCATGCTTCGGCGCAAAATGACCGATGGTTGTTCGTTTGTCTTTTGCTCATCTGTCTTGTCTTTGCATGGGTCTTATTCCGCTACCTCATCCGACAAATCGACCAGTTGAGAACACGCATGGACGAGCAGTCCGCCGAATTTGTGGCCCACCTCAAGCAAGCCAACAAAGAGATGCTGGAGGTCGTCGCCACCAGCGCAAAAACCATCGCGCAGAACTCGGCCATCATGGAACGGGTCGAGCGCAAGTTAGATCATCAACCATGAAAAACGCACTCGATTACCTGCTCGCCCGCGCCTCGGAGAACTCAACTTGGAGGGGCGTGATTTTGCTCCTCACTAGTTTGGGTGTCTCCGTGGAACCCAGCCTCCAGAACCATATTGTGGCAACCGGCCTCGCGGCGGTCGGCTTGATCAATTTCTTCCGCAAGCAAAAATGACCCCGGGGCGAGTAGCCGCTGCGATGGTCATGCTGGGCTGGATTTTCCTCGCCCTCGCTTTTCTCACCTCATGCGTGAGCATTCCGGTTCCACCATTCGGTGACCGGGTCGGCGAACTCGGCAAGCTCGATGTCAAAGTCGATGTCCGCTATGTCCCCGCCAGCACCGCAGCGCCAACGACCGCCGCACAGGATTTCGCGTGGAACGAGTTTTTGAATAGCCGAACCATTCGCGACAAATGACCAAATTCCTCGCCGAGATTGCTGCCCGCGAAGTCGGGGTCCGCGAAGTTGGCGGGAACAACAACGGTGAACGAATCCGCGACTACCAAGAGGCAACCGACCTCACGCCGTCCGCATGGCCGTGGTGCGCGGCATTTGTCGATTGGTGCATCCGCGAGTGGCTGCGGACACCGGAAGTCACCGAGTGGCTGAACCTCCAAGCCTCCACGCCGGAAGAGTGGCGACCAAAGACCGCCCTCGCTTACGGGTTCCTCGGATGGGCGCGATCCCGCCCGAAAACCACGGTTATCCTCCACGACCGAGACATGGCCCGCCCGGGGGACATCGTCGTTTTTGATTTCTCCCATGTCGGAATCGTGGAGTCCGAAAGCGGATCACAGATCGTCACCATCGAGGGCAACACCAATGGGCGAGGTGACCGCGACTCCGAGTCTGGTGATGGGGTGTGGCGCAAAACCAGGTCAAAAAGCATCGCCAGAAACTTCATCCGCATCCGACCTCGCTCGACTCCGATTTAGCTGTATTTTGTCGCATCTTGCTTGCCATGTGTGCATAGCAAAAACAGGTAAGAGTCGAGCGATTTCTATGTAACTTGTTGATAGAACTTTAGCAAGTATTTGAAAATAGTCAAAACGGACAACAATGGACAACGCTTTAGCAAGTCATTGCTCCCCATTACCCGTTTAGCGACTCGAAATCGAACGATCGGCAACGATCCGAGGGTTCAAATCCCTCCCCTTCCGCCACTCCAGTAAAGCCTCTGGAGCCTTTTCTATACTGCCTCTGCGGGGTTTTCTTTGTTGTTGCTTTCTGTTGATTGTCGTGGAGTGTTGTTGGTGTCCAAGGGCACTTTTTGGACAACACGGACAACAAAAAACCAACATCATTCAATATGAGCCAACCTTACTTGGTCAGCTATTACCCCTCGCGCCCGCGATCCCCTTGGAAGATGGAATTGCGGGCTTCGTTTTACGGAAAAAAAATTCGCCGGTTTTTTTCGACGGAGGCGGAGGCTTTTGAGGAAGGGCAAAAATTAGTGACCGTGGTTCGCGAAAAGGGAACGCAGGCGATTCACGGGGAGGATGGGATGAGTGTGGCGCAGGCGTTGCGAATGTGGAGTGTGGAGGCGGAGGGGAAATCGAAGAGCCATGCGGACAAGATCGCGGCGACCGTGAAGGAGCTTTCGTCTTACCTTAAGGGGCCGATTGCTAGGGTGGAGCCGCTGACGATGGATCGGTGGATGAAGACGCTGGGAGGATCGGAGACTTCGCGGGCGATGTGGTTCCGGTATGCGCGGATGTTTTTCCGGTGGTGCTACCGGATGCGGTTTATCGACCGCTCGCCGCTGGATGGGGTTCGTCCTCCCAGAGCAACCCCGGGGCGAAACATTCTGACGCCCGCGCAGATGAAGGCGCTTTTGAAGGCGCGGATGTCGGATGATGTGATGGCGTTGGTCTTGCTGGGCGCATTCGCGGGCCTGCGGACGATTGAGGTCGCAAGGATGAATTGGGAGGATGTGGATTTTAAGTCGAAGCAAATTCACATTCGGCCCGAGGTTTCCAAGCAGACCACGGGAATGTTGCAGCGGGTGGTGGACATGACCGAGCCTTTGGTGAAACGGCGGAACTTTTTCAAGGGGAAGAAGGGGCGGATTGTGACGAGTTCGATGGAGGCGCTTTTTGAGAGGAGGCGCAAGGTGGCGCTGGGGCTGGGCTGGGAGGGATGGCCGGACAATGCGCTGCGGCATTCGTTCGCGACCTACCACCTCGGGCGCTGCGGGAATGCGGGATTGACCGCTTACCAGATGGGTCACACCTCGCCCGCGATGGTGCAGCGGGTCTATGCGGTTCCCGCCGTTCGTGCCGATTGGAAGGCGTTCTGGAGGATTTGACCTATGCCCTACGCCAACAAAAAAACGCAGCGGAAGTTCATGGCGAAACTATACTCGGATCGCTACAAGACGGACGAAAAATTCAAGGAGGCGGAGAAGGATCGGAAGGCGGATTGGTATCAAAGAAATCGCGAAAAAGTCATCGCTCGCGTGATGGAGAACAAACTCAAAAAAAAGAAGGGCTGACCGCAGATGCCCATTTTATCGGACTCTGCGGATGTCAACAATTATTTTTTGGTAGGGTTTCTCCCCATTGAAAAATTTTTCAAAATTTCGTTGACGGGTGGTTATACACCTGCGAGTTTCTGAAGTCATGCCAAGCAAGCGGGCCAAAAATAAAAAGCAAATCGCAGTCTGGTTGTCACCAGAGGAGAAGCGAATTCTCAAGGCGATTGCGGATGCCAAGGGGGTATCCATGTCCGATGTGCTGAAAGAGAAGATTTATGAGCAGCATGACAAAAACCAAAAAAGTTAGCGTAGGTCTCTGGCTCGATGAATGCGAGTTGGAGACCCTTCGCGAAAGAGCAACCGCAGATGGGCGTTCCCTCTCATCTTATGTCCGTCGCCTTTTTTTTGCCGATGGGTGTATAACCACCCCCGCTAATAAGGCGCACAAAACTCTTGCCAAGAAACGGAGGAAGGCGGCGTGAGTAAGGAACTACTTTTGACGGTGGATGAGGCGGCGTCAATGACCGGTTATGCTCCGTGGACGATCCGGCAGTTTTGCAACCGTGGGATGTTTTCTGCGGAGAAGCCCCGGGGCAACAAGGGCGGATGGCAAATCCTGCGACCCTCGCTGGAGAAGTGGTGGTCGGACAAGCGCCGGTCCTCGGCGAACCGGAGGGCCGCGTAATGGACACGATTCTCCGATGCATCGGGTATGCGCTGGATTTTGCGTTTGCGATGGCTCCGGTCGTCATCCTCGGCCTTTTGACATGGAGGTTGGCACGATGAGCGGCTGGGAGGGAATCGCGCTGGCCATTGTCACGCTTGGGTCGTGCTACGCCAGCTACCTCTGCGGGCAACGCAATATGTTCATCCGCATGCGCCGTTTCGAGGAACGCCGCAAACGCTGGGCGGAATGGGAAGATTTCGAGGACTAGTCCTCACCACAAGAAAGCGCCCCGAAGGACGGCAATCCAACGGGGCAAGTTAAACCACAAGAAAAGCAGTAATAACAAAATGAGTAACACACAACTGACTACACAAGTCAACACACAAGTCGCCCTCGGCGATATGCAGGTGATGGCCTCGGCCATCGTGAAATCGGGTCTTTTCGGCATGAAGACCCCGGATCAAGCACTCGCGCTGATGATCGTAGCGACCGCCGAAGGGCGTCACCCCGGATCGGTGGCGAGCGACTACCATATTATTCAAGGCCGCGCCTCGCTCAAGGCGGACTCGATGCTGGCGCGGTTCCAGCAGAGCGGCGGGCGGGTCGAGTGGCACGACCACACGAACGAGAAGGTCTCTGCGACCTTTTCCCACCCTGCGGGCGGATCGCTCCGCATCGATTGGGACATGGCTCGCGCCAAGGCGGCGGGGCTGGGATCGAAGGACAACTGGCGCAGCTACCCTCGGCAGATGCTTCGGGCGCGGGTGATCTCCGAGGGGGTCCGTGCGACCTTCCCGGCGGTTCTCAATGGGATGTATACCCCGGAGGAGGTGCAGGAGTTTGACGCTCCTCGCCCGACACGCTCGGTGAAGGTGGAAGTGACCCCGGAGCCGGTGGCGGAAGCGCCGAAGCTCATCGAGGTCGAGGCCGTGGCGGTTTCGGCTGATACCACGCCGGAACCGGATTGGGCGGCTGAATTGGAAAAGCGCATTTTTGAGCATGAGGCAAAGGTCAACGCATTCTTGGTCACGAAAGGCCAGATCACCGAAGGCCAGACCTTCCGCGACATCGCGGATGAGGGCTACCGCAACCGCGTTTTGTCCAACACTCCACGCTTCATCGACGCCGTGCTGAAGGAGGTCGCATGATACGGCACTCGGCACTTCCCAAGTTGGCTCAATGCCCCTGCTATGAATCCAACCCGGTCGCAGGACCGGCGGCGGAGCGTGGTTCGCGTATGGATGCGGCTTTCCGTGCGCTCCTCATGGGCAAGCCGGTGACCGGCGACCTCACGACCGAGGAACTGGAAGCGGTGATGTGGGCGGTGGATACCGCCCGCGACATCGCGGACGGCGCGGAGATCGAGGCGGACGAGGTTAACTTAAAGGTTAACACTCCCGGTCTGGATCACATCGGGACGGAAGATGCCCGCTGCGAGAGCGAGGCGATCAGTTTCGACCTCAAGACGGGCCAAATCCGGTCCTATTACGAGCAGGCTGCCGCCTACGCGCTGGGGAACATGGAGCGGACATTTGAGGAGAACTGGACTTTTGTCCTGCTTTTCTGCGACCAGCGGGAGTTCACGCGCTTGGAGTTTAACCACGCGCAGGCATCGGCGGTGGTGGCGGATGTGGTGGCCTCGGCGACCGATCCAAATCGCAAGCCGACCTCCTGCGAATACTGCTCATGGTGCCGCAAATCCGACACTTGTGTCGCGCTGACGGCTCCCGTGGTGGAGACGCTGGCGACCGTGGAATCAACGGTGTCGCTGGAGGAGATTCGCCAAAGCCTGCTCGCCGATCCGGTGCGGCTTGGGAAGTTCCTCAAGGCGGAATCGATTTTCTCCAAGGAATTCGTGAAGCCGCTCAAAGATGCGGCGAAGGCGCAGATGGTCGCTGGCGCGGAGGTGCCGGGGTGGAAGCTCCAGAAGCAGAAGGGGAGCGAAACATTCAACCGCCTGTCGATTGTGCGGGCGGCGGTGGCCGGAAAGTCGGGACTCGACGACTTGGTCGAGGCGCTCGGCGGCGAGATGGGCGGGGCGACCTACCGCGCATGGTGCGGCAAGATGGGTGTGCCGGTGCAGGACGGCGAGGCGGAGATCGGCAAGGAGATCCTGAAACTGGTCGAGGACAAGCCGAAGAAAGGAAAATCCAAATGACCGGCGAGGAACTGCGCGACCGGGGCATCCTGCAAGTGGATGCCAACACCCCCGAGGATTGGAAGGCGACCTGCGATGGGGTCATCTCATGGCTGGCCCGCAACGGAGCGGAATTCACCGCCGAGGATGTCCGGCCATGGATACCCGAACCACCGCACCCGAATGCGATGGGGGCGAGGTTTTCGGCAGCGGTCAAAACCGGCGTGATCCAGCACCTCTGCTACCGCAAGGCGAAGCGGGCCAAGGCTCATGCTCGGGTGCTGGCCGTCTACAGGGGGGCGGAACTGGTATGAGGTGGCTTAACATTGAGATCGCGAACCTCCGATCCCCGGCTTATGTCGGGGCGGAGCCGGTCGAGCGGGCGACATGGTTGTCCCTTCTCGCTTACTGCTCCGACCAAGAAAACGGCGGCGTCATTAAGGGATGCCGGGAGTGGAAAGACCGGCAATGGCAACAAACCTGCGGGATCACTCAAGCCGAGGCGCAGGCTGAAAGCGGGTTGTGGAAGTGGCAAGAGAATGAACTTGTTGTTGAGTTTTACCCCTTGTCCAAGGAGGCGGAAATCCAAGCCAAACGAAGCTCTGGTTCGGCGGGCGGCAAAGCAAGTGGTGAAGCACGCCGCGAAGCACAGCTTCAACCTGTGCTTCAAGCTGTGGTTGAAGCACGGGTTGAAGCGGACCTTGAACGGAAAGGAAAGGAAAGGAATGTAATGGAAGGGAAAGGAAAGGAAGTAGGTCGCTCCGCTCCCCAAAGCAACGCCTACCTTCTGGATGAGGAGTTTTGGGCGGAGATGCGGCGGCACTATCCGGGCATCGATGTCGATGCGGAGTCCCGCAAGATGGATGCGTGGTTGCTGGCGCACCCCGGGCGTAAGAAGACCCGGCAGTTTGTCATCAACTGGCTTAACAAGGTGGAACCGGCGCTCGCGCCTGCAATGGTCAAGGAGGTCGATCTCACATGGTAGCCACGGTCCAAGCCTGTGCATCGCCAGAGTGCTACAACTCGGTTCCAGCGCCGGGGGAGGATTTGCTCCGGATTTTCCCGAACATAAAAATCCTGTGCGACGAGTGTGACCTCAAGCGGATCGAGAAGCTCAAGCAGGAGCAGGCCGCAGAGGAGCAGGAGATGCGGCAGGAGGCGTTCAACACCATCTGCCCCCCACTCTACCGCGAAAGCGACCCCAAACGCATTCCAGCGGCATTTCTGCGCGAATGCGAGGCATGGGAGTTTTCTCCCCAAGGTCTCGGATTCGTCGGTCCTGCGGGAACCTGCAAGACCCGGGCGGCGTGGATGCTGCTCAAGCGTCTGCATTTCAGCGGGGTTCGGGTCTACGGAATCACGGCCACGGGATTCGCGAAAGCCTGTGCCGACCAATGGCACGACGATCCGCAGGCGAAGGCGCTCGCCGAGGACACGCTGACCCGCTGCCGCCGGACAAAGGTTCTCCTGCTCGATGACCTCGGGAAAAACAAATTCACCGAGCGGGCGGAACTGGAACTCTTCGACCTGCTGGAACACCGATCCTCCCATGAACTTCCAATCATCTGGACGGCGAATGCGGGCCGCGAACCGCTCAAACAAATGCTCTCGCCCGACAGGGGCGAGCCGATCCTCCGGCGGCTCTCGGAGTTTACCAAAATCATCAAGACATGAAACCGTAGTTTTGACTGATACCATGAACACGCTAGAACACTACATCGAGGCGCACCGGCTCAACGAAACCGAGGTGATGAACATCCTGCAAAACCACGGGGTGATTTCCGACAACTGCGTGACCGCAGCGGAGGTCGCCGGGTCCGGCAAGGCGGTCGCCTTTTTGAACACTCTCCCACCAGACGAACAACCAATCCAATACTAACATGATCACATTATCCATTGATGTAACTCAACTTGACAAAGCCCGCTTCAAGCGGATCACCCGCAAGAACGGCAAAGAGGCGATCTTTGCCGACCTCATCCTCATCGACACCCCGGAATCAGACTACGGGGACTACATCGTGAAACAGCAAGTCACCAAGGAGGAGCGGGCCGCGAAGATCGAAATGCCGATCCTGGGCAACGCGAAACAACTCATCCCGGTCGCGCAGGCCGCGAAGGAAATCAAGACCCATGTCGAAAAAACCCACGACGACGAAGGTGACGAAATCCCCTTCTAAAGACTACCACGAAGAGGGAGTCCGC